CTTACCGCACTTGCCGTGCATCGACCTTTAGCCCGCCTTGATGTACCTGACCACCGCCGACCCCAGCGCCGCGATCGCCTTGGCGATCCGTCCGACCTTGTATTCACACATCACCGGCAGCTCGCGAAGGAAGCCCCGCCGTAGCGTCCGCTTGCTCGAAGCCGTGATGAGCGCTCCGGCCTCGTCGGCCGTGAGGACCCCGTTGACCACGAGGTCGTCGCTCATCGCCGTCAAACGCTCGCCGACAATTTGCTCGATCGTCCGAGCTCGCCGGCGTCCCGGCAGCGTCACCAGCCGACTCATGATCTTCGGATCGAAACTGTACGTGGTGCGCTCCTCGAGCACCGCATGCACGGCCTCCGCGCCCACCGCGAGACGGAGCTCCTCGAGCGCCCTATCCTCGAGGGACGTTGAGCCGGTGCGATCCTGGACGGTGTAAATGACCGTCGTCCCATCGGCGTTCACCAGCTTCAGCGGCGCCGCGTTCGGGATTCCGTCGTGCGCCATTCGCTGGAGCCAGATCCGCTCCGCCAGCTCGCGGATCGGCCGCTCGTACGTCTCCGCCTTCGCCAGCGATTCCTTGGCCTTGCGCGTTTCCTCGCAGTACATCCGCACGGCCTCACCGATCTCTTCGTACTCCGTCCCGACACCAACGAAATACCCGAAAGATTCGTTCTTCGCCGCGGCCAGGACCTCCGTCCGCTCCCGAGCTTTCAGAAACGCGTTCACGGTCATTGCAGCATTAACTCCGATCCCACCGGAAGCCTGACCGGGTGACCCAGCGCCATCTTGGCCCTGGCCCGCGCTTCCGATTTCGTTCTCGCCTGCACCTCGATGACCTCGAACACTTCCCGGAAGCCCCGCGGCCCCGTCTGCACGAACCCGGCCGGCGCGACCACCCGCCACCTCTTGAACCCGACAATCGACGAGGCTCTCACCGAGCGATGCTCCGATACGACGCCCGCCCCCGAGCCCAGCAACGAATCCTTAGATCCGGCTGCGGCAGCTCGAACAGCAAACGGTGATAATCAAACTCGATCCACGTGCCCCAGCCACCGACTTGCCATAGATTCCAGGCCCGGAACTGTTCCCACGTCGGATGCCTTAGCTGATACGGAGCCCGCGCCGTGCGCTTTCCGAACAGCCGCCCGCGACGCTCTCTCCGCGTCTCTTGCCGCACACCTTCACCATTGCGCCCGACATCACGCATCAGCCCGCTTTGATGCTAGTCTCGACCGCCACTCGCCGATGCCACCGCGCCGGATCCCAACCAGCCGCTTGGAGTTCGGCCGCGATAATCGACCGCGCCCGCGCCAGCAATTTTTTCACCGACCGAACGGTAAGATCGAATTCGTTTGCGCATTCGATAATCGACCATGGCGAAAGCCCGTCCAGCCCGTAGCGCCGCACGACCAGAGTCTGGGAAAGCAGATCGCAACGGTCCAAGGCATCGCGGACCGCATCGGCGATACTGTTCCGGCCCCCCTGCGTACCCACGCCGGCAATGCCATCTAGCTCGACCGCCGCGCGCCGCACCCCGGTCGGCGCCGCGACCAAACCCGCCGATCGCGCCTTGGCCAGCACCCGCTCGAGCGCCCGTATGATGAACTTGCGTGCAAACGCCGAAAACGGTACGTGACAATCTGACCGCATCGGGTCGTAGCGGCCCGACGCAACCCAGATCGCCGTGAGCGCCTCTTGCCGCCCATCGTCGTATTCGAGCCCGCGCCGTGCGTAGCGTTCCGCAAACCAGCACGCGAGCAAATCGAGCTCAGCAGTCAGCGCGTCGCGCTGCTCGAGTGTGGCCATGGGGGTGGATGTCTCTTGATGTGCATCGCCGAGCCACTACCGATTGTCTACCCCTACTATTGCGGCGAGACACCCGGATCGATCCCCTAACCGCGACCTTTCCGAGAGATCGGATTGTTATAGTCGGGAAAGGTGTTACAGGCCGAACGCACCCCGGGCAAAAGGCAAGGACGCCTGACCCGGGGAGGCATCGCCTCGCAATAGTGAGAGTAGGTGCCGGCCGCCCCGATGGCATACGTACTGAGCGGAACGCCCGGCTATGCCCGGTTCGGACGGGCGAGAGGGGCCAGTTGGCTTTCCGAATGCTCCCATAAACGGACGCAGCGCGGCCCCAAAAACTTTCCCGCTTCTGATTAGAAACGGGAAAGTTTGCTCGAAAACCGAGCGCGAAAGCACTAGATTTGCAGGATGTGCCGCGCACCGTCCGAGCAATGTAAACCGGAAAGTTAATGGGAACCGGATAGTTTCGATGCCGAGCCCACCGCCCATCCGTCCGCTAGGCGTCCCCCACAACAAGACCCGCCGGCCCGGTGGCGAACACCTGACCGAAGACCAAGTCGAGCGGATTCGCAAAGCCGCCCTCGGACTCGGCCGGCACGGCCACCGGGACGCAACAATGATCTTGATCGCCTACACCCACGCGCTCCGGGTCGGCGAGCTCGTCCGCCTCCGCTGGTCGCAGATCAACCTCGAGGCTGGCAAAATCTACATCGAACGGGAGAAGGGATCCATCTCCGGCGAGCACCCACTGCGCGGCGTCGAGATACGAGCGCTCAAAAGGCTAGGCCCCGATCGCCAAGGATTCCTCTTCAGGCGGGAGCGAAAAGGCACCGTCGAGCCCATCACCCCGGATGCCTTCCGCAAGATCGTCCTCCGCGCCGCCCAGGCCGCCGGTCTTGATATCGCAGCACACCCCCACATGCTCCGCCACGCCTGTGGCTACAAGATGGTTAACGATGGCGTCGACCTCAAGATAATCAAAGTCTGGATGGGACATCAAAACGTCCAGAACACTGATATCTATACGCGACTGGCGTCCAACAAGCTGCAAGGCTTGTGGAAGGATTGATCTAGCGACCCGCCAACAATTCGTTATCCTGCCTCGGCTACTCCCGCCAGAGGGGACGTACGTACGCCCAAGCGTCCCCAAAGAGTTGTAGCCTTCCCGGCGGCAAACCGGCACTCCTCATGCCCGGCGAGCCGCCGTTTTTTCGCGCCCTCCCCTTCCCCGTTGACGACGCGACATGCAGAGCAGGGGACCCCAGTCGGCTTTGCGCGACGCGCACAGTTTCAACCGAAAAAACTACGCAGATATGAGCGCTTCACTTTGGGATTCCGGCGCGCCGACTCCCAGTAAACCCTCCGTTTTGAAGCGACCCACACCCTGACGCAACAGCTTGGTCGCGAACTCGGAAATTCGCATGCGCTGCGCATAGGACAGGGACACGATCTGAGTCGCCAGACTTTCGGGAATCGTGACTGTCATTTGCCGCATCGGTTCCTTAACTGGTTTCTCCGGACCCCTGAGACTCTGGTTTTCCGGTTCCTTGATCTTCCGCGCCATCCGTCTGTCCTCCACCCCGGGATTCTGGGATCGTTCCCGAGATAGATCGGAATTCCGCCGACGTCGCCTCCATTGCAGAGCCTAGGTCCCCGATCCACTTCGCCAACCGCACCGCCCAATTGATGATCTCCGGCTTGCTCTTCTCCCAAAAAAAATCCTGGAGCTCCTCGACCGAAAGCGCCTCAATCTCGACAGTCACCGGCACCTGACACGAGCAATCGCCCCCAAGAGGGCCCTTAACCTCCAACGCCCGACGATACACCCGCACGAAAAACCCCGTCACCTAACACCTCCGCGCCTGTTGCTCGCGCCACTCCATCGCCTTCCCCGGCGACGTCCGCCCACGGCCGTCGCACAGATCGCATACGATGAACTCCGAAGGCCCGCTTTCATCCACCGGATCGAGCGCCCCATCGCCCCCGCACTTCGGGCACAACATTGTTAACCCCGCCACCTCATTATCCACCGGCCATCGCTGCAGCGAGCCCGTCCCGCCTGGCGGCTCCTCAAATTTCCACCGACGCGCCAACGTCGTCAGCGCTACCAACACTAGCTCGCCTTCACTGATTTGCGCCGAGCCCGCGAACCGCGTCAGCCACGGCAGCCAGCGCGGCGGGATAGGCACCAGCGCCAGCGCGGGATCGTCCCACCCCGGAAGTCGTACTTCACCCTCCCGCCAATTCACGTTTCGCCATTGCCTTCCGCAACGACCCTCCCGACCTTCCTGACTGCCTCGACGACCAACGCATGCCCGGCCGCCGCCTCGTCCCAACTGGAATAACGCCGCCCGAGCCGATTGTAAACGTCCCACGGACTGATAATCTGCGTCTCGAACAGCAGCGGCCGCCCGCCCTCGTGCATCTGAACATCCAGCCCCAAGAAATAAGTCGCCACCTCGGCATCGTCGACAAAATCCTGAGCGACCACCCGATCCGCCGCTTCGAACCACCGCGCCCACTCCGCTAGATCCTCGACAAGCACCGGCTCATGACCCTCGAGCTTGTATTTGCCGCCCTCTTCTTTTCTGAGCATCGCCTCACTCCCCCGCCACCCCGCCCCGAAATCCCTTACGATCCGCTCTAGCTCCTCAGCGGACCCGGGACAAGACTTCAGAAACCATGCATAACCCCGCTCGGTCGCGCGCTCCATCAGCGCCCCGGCCACACCCGCCTGGTCGCCGGCCGCCCGCGCCGCCATTACCGACAGCACCGCCGCCGCGACCTCGATCTCTTCCTCACGCCAGAGCTCGCCCACTAGCTCATCCATCAGCGCCTGCGACGGCATCGTCCGACAGACGCCGTCGGCCATATGCATCGCCCCAAACACGGCCATAACCAATTCGATCGGCGTCAATGCTTCCATCACAACCTACCTCTCCGGTGGTTCCCGAAATTCCTGCTCCCGCGCCAACCGCGTCAAAGCCTGATCGACCAACGTCCCCACATCGCACCGATTGAACACCGCGAAATCCTGCACCCATTTCTTCCATTCGGGACGCCCCCAGATCGTCCCGATCCGCTCGCTCTTGTGGCCCGATGCCTTCCCCTTGCGGCCCTTTGCAGCCATTACCACCTCGATCCCTGAATGCATTTCCAGCCTCCCCCAACGAATTCGAAATGCTAACCGTCTGCAGACTAAATCGCAATGTGACGCCCAGTGGACGTCCAATGGACACCTATCTTGCGTCCTCCGGACGCCCATGTATTATACTATCCCTTGGAGGAATCGGTACCCATCCCCCCGGCGATCGCCGCCAGACAGGACACCAATGCCCAAAGGCAAACCCAAACCCGACCACACGCCAGCCGAGCTCCGACTCTGTTCGAAATGCGGCGTCCCCAAACCGCCGTCGAGTTTCTACCACTACCCTTCCACGCGACGTTACTCGAGCCGCTGCCGAGTCTGCTTGAAGGAAGTCAATCGAGTCCGCGCCGCCGCCTGCCGCGCAACGGCAATCACGGACCCAACCCCCAAACCGCACCCCTGGAGGTAAAGGACCCAGGGACGGAAGTTATCCCGCATGGATGAAAGTCATTTTTCGCTTCCAACACGAGGATCCGCCCATGGCACTAAAAACCCATCCCCGATCCCTGCGACAGGCAATCGACTACATGCGCACCCACCGCCGCGTGGAGCTCACCATTCCGATTCTCGGCCTCGAAGTCAAACAGCACTGTTTCTTCGCCGAGCTCAGAAACTCCACGCTCTGGTTCGGTGTGATCCGCCGCTCCAAATGGGGAAAAGCCGACCCCATCTACGGCGATCCGATCGGCGTGCGCATCCACGCCGGCGACGCCGACTCTGAGACCGGAATCACCTTCGGTCCGTACGGATTCGCCCTAACGCGCGGCCACTTCGTTGCCCGCATCAAATACCTTGGTTGACGAAAGGACCACCATGCAAATAACCCTGCGACCCACCGACCTCGTGACCCACGACGGCGAGCACTGGTTGCGAGTTTGGCGCGGAACCACCGACTCCGGCATCCACGTCTGCGCCCTCGTGCAAATCCTGGCAGTCGTGAACTACGAAGATGCCGGCGCTCTCCTCCACGAGGTTGAGCACGCCATCGGCCCCGACCGCGTCGTGCCCCTCGATTCACTCTGCTGGATCCCCTCCGACCTCAATCGCGAGAGCACCCGCGTGAAAAAGCATCACCGTTTCCACTTCGCCGGCCCCGACCCCTATTCCTTCGTCCCCATCCCGAAACGCCCCGAGGAACCCGGACCATGAGGACCATAAAAGCGCAATCGCTCTGGCAGCCATGGGCCCACTTGATCGCAGTCGGAGCTAAACGCTATGAAACGAGAAACTGGCGCACAGATTATCGCGGACCGGTGGCCATTCACGCCGCGCAACACTGGACTGTGAGGATGGCTCTTCAGTGCTACGAAGAGCCGTTTTTCAAGATCCTTTCGCGCGCCGGAACCCGGTTTCCGGCTCGGTGTGATCACACAAAGCTCCAAACTCTCGGTCTCGATTTCGGCGCTATCATCGCTGTCGCCGAGCTCGTCGACATCCAACGCACCGAGCACATTCTTCCCCAGTTAGGCCCACAAGAGATCGCCTTCGGCGACTTCCGCCACGGCCGCTTTGCCTGGCTATACGAAAACGCTGTCCGCCTCGATAATCCGATGCCCTGCATCGGCAAACAACGCCTCTTCAACGCACCACCCGAATTCGCCATCATCGTCGCAACAATCACCTGGAAACCCCGACCATGAAAACCCTGAAACGCCCCAAGCTCAGCCTGATTGCCGCCATGGCCCTTTCCGACCATCTCGCCAAACACGGCGTGCGCCACACCGCCACAGCCATCCTCCACTGGCAACCCTGGAAGCTCGCCGCCGCCCGGCTGTACGTCCAATGGCAGCCCCAGCGCTCCGTCGGCCGACTCATGTCCTTCAAGACCTGGCTCAAACAACGCCGCGACCTCCGCTCCTGCAGAATCTGCGGATGCACTCAAGACGACGCCTGCCCCGGTGGATGCTATTGGGTTGACGAGGATCTTTGCTCCGCCTGCGTCCACGAGGCCCAGCCCACTAACCCGACGCGCCAGCGAGGGATCTCCCGATGAAGCACCCAAAACTGATCGACTACCTTGCCGGCCGCCCGCGGATGCCCCCCGTCGATCCCTGCGATGAGGACGCCGACCTCGATGGCCGGCGGCATATCATCGAAAGCTCGCTATTCGCCAACCTAGTCGTCTACGTGTCCCCCGGACTTTTCCCGATCGGCCAATTGTGCCATCGCCCCGACCCACCCTACACCCTGGCAGTCCTGGACCAATCCCATGACAACTGACACCAAAGCCCAGCCGCAGACGGAACTGCATATGGCACTACAGAAAGCTTTCGACATCCGAAGGGACGCACGACACGAGCTCGACGCCGCCGCCGCCGACGAGGCCGAGGCTCGCTATGCGCTCAGAACGTCGGGCCTTTTCAAGGCCCTGAAAACAGCCAAGGCAAACCGCAAAATCATCGAGCTGCGATACCGCGCCGCTTGCATCCGGTCCGAAGACATCGAAGAAGAAGCCCTGACCGGAAAAACCGGCCTCCCCATCCTCGACGGAGTCGCCCCGCGATGACCGCGACAACGCAAGCCTTCCTCGCCCTGCTGGCGATCGCCACGGCATTCCTCGGCGCCCTCGCCGTCACCAAACTCACCCAGCTCTTGGAGCAGCGTCAGCAGCCGACCCGCGTCCCGGTACGCGACCCCGACGACACCGACGACTGGCCCGACCCCGACCCCCAGTTGCCACCCATGCACTAGCGCGTTAGAGTTCTCCTTGGCCAGTGACTTGCTCCGCCAGTTTGGAACTGGCAACCGGCAACTGATCACTGGCAACTACGGAAGCCCCGCTCGACTCAGTTTGTGGTTGCGAGCCCGACTGAACCGACCGGCAAATGAAAGGATCTTTGCAATGTTGCCCCTTATTCCGCCCGCCTCTGGCGGACCCGGAGACGATGTCTCCACGTCCCAACCGCGCCGGATCCACATCCTGACCTTCCGCGTCCGCGCCGAACCATTGAGCCGCTGCGAGCGACGCGCGAAACACTTCACACCGTCGATGTGGCCGGACTGGACTGACCAGTACCGCTACCACCTCGACAACGGCCCCACCTGGTGGCCCGATTGGACCGATACCGAATACGCCACGGTCCCCCTCACCGCCGCCGACATCCTGCCCGCGCGCAACCCTCGCACGGAAGGGGGCACGTCATGACGCCCAGCACGATCCCCACAATCCGCCTCGAGGGACGAAGCCTCCCCGTCCAGGAGATTAAGGACCGCTGCTTCGGTGCAGTGAAGTTCTTCGGCCGCGCCGTAACCGCCGGCGAAATCTGGCGGTTCGTCGACCCATTCCAAACGATCACCGATGAGATCAGAACGGTAACCCTCAACTCCCTGGTGTTCGAACGGCGCCTCATCGTCGAGCGATTCCATCACACCAAAAACGGAACCTATCAGACCCACACCAGCTACCGCATCGCGGAAGGAGCCCGACCATGACGAACACCTCCTCAGTCTTCCGTCGCTTGCTGCTTGGCGCCGACGTCCCGCAAGCGGAAATCGCCGACCTACCCGATCACCTCGCCGATGCCGCGCTCGAGCTCGCCGCCGTGCCCCGCGATTATCGGCACTCCCGATTCCAGGCCCTCGACCCGGATGTCCAAAACGAAATCCTCGCAGCGCTCGACGACCTCGTCGCCGAGGAGACCACCGCCGCGGCTGAACCGCCGCCCTGGCCGCCCCTACGTCTCGACGAAGGGACATCCGTTAAGCCATTCCCGCTCGAAATTCTGCCGGCGCCCGCACGAGCTCTCGCTGAGTCCGGAGCCGAGTCGATCGGCTGCGCCCCAGACTTCTTTGCCGTGCCCATGCTCGCCGTCGCCGCCGGTGTGATCGGCCGGTCCGCCGTCCTCCTCCTGAAGCCCGGATATGCAGTCGGAACCACCCTTTGGGCCGCATGCGTGGGAATCCCGTCCGATGGCAAGACGCCGGCACTCAAACCGTGCTCCGAGCCAATCCATGCCATCGACAAACTCTTGCGCCGCGAGCACCGCAAAGTGATTAAGCAATGGGAGGTACTCTGCGCCCAAGCCTTCGCCGATCGCCAGCCCCTGCCCCCGCGGCCAAAGCGCCCCAGGATTGACGTCGACGACACCACCATGGAAGCGCTTAACCGCCTGCTCGAGCAAAACCCCCGAGGCCTCGTCATGATCCGAGACGAACTGGCCGCATTCATGACCGGCATGAATCAGTACAAGGGCGGTCGAGGAAGCGACCGGGCGATAGCGTGCAAACTATGGTCCGGCCAGAGAATCGTAACCGACCGCGTCGGCCACGAAAACCAGGAGCCAATCTGTTGCGACGACCCCGCGCTAAGCATCGTCGGCGGCCTCACCGTGCACGGATTGATGGACCTGGGGGCCGCCAAAGGCCCTAGCGACGGCTTCGTCGACCGCTACCTCTTCAGCTTCCCCGATCTCCGAGCGGTGAGCGCATGGAGCGACCGCGGCGTCCCGGCGAAACTCATTCGCGCCTGGGCCGATCTGGTGCTCCGACTCTGGAACCGCCCGCTCATAGTCAAGCAACATCAGGCCCGGCCCCTCGCAATCGCCATGAGCGCAGCAGCCAAGGAAAGGTGGCGACAGCGATACAACGCCCACGTCGCGGAGATGAACGATCCCGAGTTCGACCCAGACCTCCGCGGAAACTGGGGCAAAATGCGCGAGTACGCCGGTCGCTTCGCACTTGTGCTCACACTACTACACCACGCCGCCGGCGATACCGACCCAGCCGCGGTTCCCGCGATCGAACCACAAATCATCGATGATGCTTGGGATCTGGCGGACTATTTCAAAAGCCATGCGCTAAAAACCCACGGCTTGCTGCGGGGAGCCGGGACCCGGCGGGGACGCGCGGTCACCGCGATAATCGTCTGGCTTCGCACCCAGCGACTCGACCATTTCAGTCTGCGCGATCTCCGCCAGGCCCGCCGTTGGATCGACGACGGCACGCTCACCGAGGCTCTCACCGAGCTCGCCCAGCGCGGCGTTATCCGCCCCGCCGCCATCGCCGACCCCGCCTCCCGAAACGGCCGCCCCCCGTCGCCAGTCTTCCACGTGAACCCCGAATTCCTCTCGGGGTTCGAAAATGCCTAACCCGTTACTCAAAACCCTCAAAACCCTCAAAAGTCCCGGGTTGCAACCAACCATGAAAAATCGCGGTTTTGACGCTAAACCCGTTCAGCATTAAAGCTATGCGAAAAAAGCGTCAAAAATAGTGCGTGCAACCAACCCGGGACTTTTGAGGGTTTTGAGGGTTTTGAGTAACCACCTAGCGTTTTTGAGAACCAGCGTTACCGAGAGCCATATCGCCTTCGGCTTCCTGGAGGCCCGCTGCCATGCGACCGCGAATTGAAGTGTCTCTTGAACCCCGAGAGCTCGATGCCATCGTGCGCGAAAGCATCCAGAAAAACCGCGGTGCCACGCGCGAGAGCCAATCCCAGCTCGCCCTCGACCGGGCGGTGGAGCAACTCTACGACGAAGGTGAACTAGAGCTCGCCGCCATCGTCCTGCACTGTATGGTCGGCCGCATCGTCGGCGACCAGCACGGCATCCTTCAAACCTTGCTCCAACGGGCGATCGACCTCCGTTACGATAGATACAACCGAGGCTAACCATGGGCCAATCGGCCGATCTCCAAGCCGCCTTCATCCTCGGCTACATGGCCGCCGCCAACCGCTACCAGCCGCCCGGACCGAAGCGAAAGTGCGAGCTCGAGCTGATCGCTGAGGCCGAGGTAATCTGCCAACGCGACCAAAATCTCAGACTTCCGCCCGCAGTCATTGGCCGCCGGCAATCCCCTGTTGCGCCTGCAAGAACGGAAAGTTGAAGTTGTAGCTGCTTCCATTCTGCGGGGCGGTCGGGTTGTCGAACGGGACATTGTCGTTGGTGGTGATCTGGCCGCTCCGCGAGAAGACGGTAACTAGGCGGTATTCCCCCTTGATCCGGGGGACGGGCGGATAAGTCCCTCCCTGTAGCAGTTGCTGTGGGATGAGTCCGACCGGAAGGGTGGGCCTCGGGTTGGGGTTCGGGTTGGGGATCGGCGCCGTGACGTCGGTGCGCTCGGCCAACCAGAAGTGGAAGAACGAGCTGGAGAGCCCGGACGAGGAGGGGGACGAGTAGAGCGTCGTGGTCACGACGGTACCGTCGGGATTGACCAGGAACTCGACGTATCCATTGTTCTGATTCATGGACGGCGAGACCTGAATGCTTCCGTTCAGCGCCACCACGGGCAGGCGCGACCGCTCACCAGTCGTCGACCAGGTCGTCAGATCGATCACAACGCCGGAGGGAAGTGCGATTTCGCGACCCTTGGAGCTGGGAACGGGCCTGCGCGTGATCGCGTAAGGCTGGTTCAGGAACCCGAGCGTCCCGCCAGGCACGCTGGTCACGGTCTTGCTGACGTCCTGGCCCCCAGCGAGCGAGCCTTGCCACTGCTCGGCCTCCGTCCACTCCCCGGCATCATCGACGATTCCATTGAGGTTGTTGTCCACTCCGTCCCACCCGTCGTCGACGAAACCGTCGACGTCGTCGTCCAGGCCGTTGACCAGGAAAAGGTATTCGACCTGGCGGGTGACAAAGCCACCGTTAGGAAGCGTGTACATGCGCTGAAGTTGCGGCGTGGAGCCCGGCAACCCGTCGTTGACGAACCAATCCGGATTGCCACCGGCCGCGGTTGTCGTGATCGGTCCAACCACGGTGTAGGACCGGCCCGCGTTGCCGATCTGGATCTTCTCGCCGACGCGGATATTCCAAAACCATGATGTCGGCTCGTTGGGCAATCCCGTTCCGGTATCCACGGGGCATTCCTCGATCATCAGGACACTCGGGGCGCCCTGCGCCGCGGCCGGGTAAGGATACAAGCCTCCTCCGACGATCGGCCAGGGTGGCGCCGTGGCATTTGGGAAGGGCGAGACTCCGGGTTGATCCTTGATGATGCTCACCGCCCCCTCGCTGTAATCGGGCGCCGGCTCGATCGGGATAAAACGATTGGCGGCCAGCGGAAAGGTCGCATCAAGCATCCCCGTGGTCGGATTGATCCCGCTGAATGCGGGATCGGGCAATAGCCGAATTCCCGCCGGCGCGCCGCTGTGGATGGCCGAATCATGGGCGCCAACCAAAGCCCCTTGCAGGATCCGCGCCGCCTCGCTGACCTGGCGGTGGTTAATTGCCGGCAGCACGACCGGTAGGGCCGCGATGCTCACGACAAGGATGATGAAGATCACTACCAACAGCTCAATCAGCGTAAATCCGTTCCGCGCCGGCTCTTTTCCGCGATACATGATCAGCCCCTTTCAGCTACGGGCAACCGGCTAGGTACCAGGGGATGCATAGAACGTGGTAAACAACAAGCGTCAAAATCGGGACAATCAGGAGCCATTCGGCCAGCGAAATCGGACGACCCGGCAGCGATCGCCGAAGAGCGCGACGAAAAACCGCCCGCCGGCTAGTGGTTTTGCGAGCCCTGCCGGGGGCGGTCGAAAGGATTGTGGGAACCGCTAATCTATTGTACATGAGCCTAGACTCTCGTCAATTCGACCAACGGACCCCATGAGAGCATTGGCTCCTAGCCAATCCCTCAATGGAGCGGAAGGGGCTCGAACCCTCAACCTTCGCATTGCGAACAATAAACGTTCGCGTATTGGACACCCAACCCAAAAGAGTTTTTTCTGGTAGGAAGAGGCCAGTTTCGTCTACCGCCTCACTACTCTTTCCCCTTGGGTATCCCATGCCTCCCATCCCTTTCGCCGCCTTTGCAAGTGATTGTTGGGATCTCTACCGAGGTCCCCGTTACAGCCCCGCGACGACCCGCAAGATCGATCAGATCTTCATCGAGCTCGGCAAGCTGGGTGTTCGGTCCACCGCGGACCTGACCACCCAGCTCGTCACCGACTATGTATCGGAGCGGATGCTCCGCGTCTCCGTGAATGCAGTTCGCGGAGAGATGACCTACCTGAAAGCCCTGATCCATTATGCCTACGACGAGGGCTTCGTGCCCAGTATCCCTCATTGGAAGCGCAGCCAACCCCGCCGAGCCCCCACCACTCGCCCGATGATCCACTCCATCGACGAGCTCCGCCGCGTCCTCGATTACCTACGGGCCCGGACCGGGACCTGGGACGGGGCGCGGGTCTACACCCTGGCCTCATTTCTCTTGCACACCGGCTGCAGGCGAAATGAAACGCTGCTCGGACATCTTGACGACCTAGACCTGGACACAGGCCTTTACGAGGTCGTGGCGCGGACCCGGCTGAAGACTGAACGGTCCGCCCGGCTAGTCCCACTCCCGCCCGACCTGGTGGAGGACCTCCGGCGCTGGATGCCCCAGGCAGCCTCTGTTTGGCTTTTCCCGAATCTCTCGCGAACCGGCCCCTGGGTATCAGGCGCGCCGGGCCGCAGGCCCACAGAGCGACTCAGAGCCGCCGGAGACGCCGTCGGCGTGGCCGGCCTGACCTGTCAGTCCATGAGGCACTGCTACGCCACCTGGGGCCGCCGGCGATTCGGGATCGATAGCCTGACCATGCGGGATGTCCTCGGCCATACCTCCGAGCGGACCCACTGGGATTACTACCTCGGCGACGAGGAGCGCCACGCCCTGGTCGCGGCCGTCCGCGGGGTGAGCTACCGGCCTAATCCAGCATAAGCGGAGGCCGAAAACCTCCGCCGGCCGGGACGATCGCCCCCAGCTCGGTCGCCCGCCGGCCCGAACCGCGGTTTGATTAGGCGCAAAAAAGAAGCCCCCGGATGCACCGCACCCGGGGACTTCTTGAGTCCCGGACTAACCATGTCTCCCCGCAAGCCACCATCCCACGACAGCGGCCCGGGGACGTAGCTACGATCTTACCGAGCGCGTCCCCACCAACTCAACGCCCGCCGTCGGCAGATCACCCTCCAGGATCCGCTCGAGCCGCCGGCACGCCGCGACCAGGCCCCGGTCCCGCGCGTCCTTGACCTCCTGATCGCAAAGCGGATCATTATCCGCCATCCGCTCCAACAACGGCGTGATCGCGATCAGCCACTCACGAGCATTCTTCTCGATCGCCCGCGCCATCGCCATCATCTCGAGCCGAGTCGGATCCCGCACGACCTCGTCAGCCAACCGCAGAACCCCCACAGCAGCCCAGACCCGACGGACCCGGCATACCACCAGGCACCGCCCCCGGCCACGCCACCGGCCCGCCGTCGGCACCCTGTGCCCGCTTCAACTCCGAGACATTCCGGATGTGCGCATGCTTGGCCGGATCACCCGCCAGCTCGCAAAGCTGAGGTTCACCCACGCATACCGACGGACACGGACACCGCTCGCACATCAATTGGTCACCGTGATAGTCTGCCCCGCACACGGTAGAGCCCACGGATTCGCCGGAGGAAACACACAACGCGACGACATCCCATTCGGCATCGAACCGCTCAAACTTACGCTCGCGCCAATCGAGCCGGTCAGCGTGAACGGAACCGACGCCCCTGGCCCCGCGCCACCGCTACAGCACGTATAGGCATTGCCGGCTCCAATACAGGCGGCCGGGCAGATGGCGTACGCGTCGAAGCCGCCGATATGGCCGTTGTAATGGCCAATCCCGCAGACGCCCGCCAGACCCACCATGGCATTTGGGCCCGACGGACACCGCAAAAGCACGGCCCACGGGACGGTCTGCGTCGACGTCGAAACGCCGTCCCAGCCGCCCAGGTTGCAGGTTGTCACCACGGCGACGCCTGCTGTTGTGATCGTCGAAACCCCGACCGGCTGCCAACCCGTGATCGCGCCCGGGCCGGACACGAGCGGAAAGGTCTGGCTGCATACCGTCAGATAGAGGGTCCTTGGCAGCGGAAAATTGACTGTCGAACAACAGCCCCAACCCGCAATCAGCGAAGCGCCCCACAACACCGTCTGCTTGACCGCGAGTTGTTGCTGCCTCGCCACCCACACGTAATGATCCAGCGGCCACGAATAACCCCCGCCGTTCGTCGGATCGATCCAATACGACCCGGTGGAAAGGGTCGTACATACCTTGCCATTCGCGTCCGACGTCAGCGGCCCCGCCAGCAGCGTGCCCCCCGAGTGGTCGTAGATCTTCACCACCACGCCCTGGAGCGCACTTCCATTGCACCCCAGAAACTGAATGCACGTCGTTCCCGGACAGCACGCGCATCCGCCTGTCGAGCCGACCCCCAAAAATTTCACCCCGCCGGACGGCGCCAGCGGATAACCGAAAAACGCGAACGGCGGAGCCTGCACGGCCAGCCGCCGGCCCCGCCGATTCGGCTGCACCGCCGGCAGTACGCTCTGCACCGCCGGCGCACTCGCCCCGACCGGCGGCAACGATTGCCGCACCTGGAACCCCCGGCGCCGCCGATCGCCGGCACCACCCCCTGCGGAATGAGGCGAACCACCTGGAGGAGGATGAGTGGAGGGCATGCATCACAAAGCCGTCAACAATCCGACCCCAGAAACCAGTAGCCACCCGACCAACACCCCAGCCAAACCGACGTCCCCGTCGCGATCGTGCCACTGTGTTGGTACCAATTCCAGACCACGACGTTGTTATTGTTGGCATCGGCCGTCATCGTCGTTGCACCATTGGCCACGAAATACAGCGCCGCGTTCCCCGTGCCGTACGTGTAGGTACCACTCGAAAGCACGCACGCCGTGATCGCCGTCGTGACGATCGCCGGAATGACCCCCAGACTGGGAATCGCCGACCGAGCCAGCCCCAGAGGCCGCGGATCGCCCGAAAGCGGAATCGACCGCCGCACCCTCGTGGCCGCGCGCTCGACCTCATACCCCACCCGCCGCTTCTGGGCCGCCGCCACATCAGACAGCGCATCGGACGGTTGCCGGAACGCCATCAGGCCTGGAACCCCGTGCGCTGACCGGAAATCGCGTTCGGATCAAAATTGAAAACCGCAAACGGCAGCTCCGGGTACCCCTTGAAACTCGTGTAGTAGGGAGTACCGCCCGGCGGAAGCAGCTTGCCGTTCTGATCGAGCAACATGGGCGAGTTGATCGGCACCCCGTTGAGCGTGATGTGATACGGTTTGCTGTCGTTTCCGATCGCCCGCATCCCCTGCGAAAGCACTTGCTTCCGGTAACCCTGCCCGTCGTCGTTCACCTTCGGACTCAGAAACTCAAACTCATAAGTCACCTGGTAATACCAGCCAATGTCCTGGTGAAACTGACTCCGAGCCTGAATGTTGAGCACCTTGCAGTACAGCGGATCGAACCCGCCAAACTGATCCGAGTTGATGGCGTTCCGATATTGCAGCACATACGCCAGCGTAAAGTTCGCCTCGTTCCGCACAACTGTCATCACGAGCCGCGGATCGTCCACCACGAGAGGAGGGTCGAAAGGATCCCCCGCCGTGTTGAGCACCGCAGTCCCCTCCGTGTCCACATCCAACACCGCCTCATGATCGCGGAGCGACCACGACACCTCGATCGGCATCAAGAGCGGATTCTGTTCCTTCCCGCCCCCCGCCGTGTTGACGTCGTACCACCCATAGCCGACCGTGATAATCCAGCCGAGCCCATCGTCCCCTTCGGGATCGATCTGGACCGAATCCGCGTAGGCGAACCTATCCCATTCGTTGGTGTTATACGAGGGAGTCATCCCGTCGCCATAAGCGATCCCAACCGCGTTCCCCGCCGTGATCGGCCCGTCGTACTGACTATTCGTCAGCACGCGGAACTTGCGCTGATAGCGCCGCCCAGAGCCGACCTGCCAACTCGCCGATCGCGAGCTTTCGTCCATCAGTTCAGTGACCGAAACTACCGCCACCGCTAGTTTCCCGCCGTCATCTGAGTGCCGAGCTCGCCCTGGCCCTTGCTCTTCTCGTCAAATCGTTGGGCCATGCTACTCAGCGCCGTCGCCGCCCGCGTCGTCGCCTCGGCCGTCATTCTGGTGTTCGCCTCGATGCGATTTTGCAGCGTCGTCGAGCCCATCGCCTTGCTCTTCACGATCGAGCTATACGCTTCCTTGCTGCCCAATTCCGACGCCCCGGCGAACCCCGGCTCGACCACTTTCGGCGTGGTAACCCCCGTGCCGGCCCCGCGGAATTGCTCGCTCTTCTTGACGTTCAATTCCGCACGCTGCTGAGCCCCGGTCTTGACATCGTCGACGAATTGCCGCACCGCGTTGTGCGCCCATTCCTTGCCGAACGTCTGCCCCATCTGGTCCCAGTCCGCCTTGCTACTTTCCTTGAGGTTGTCAGACCAAACCTTGAAGAAATTCGTGAGCTCGAGCTTCGTCCCCGTGATTTTCTCAAACACCCAACCGAAGCCCTGCACCAACCAATCGATGCCCGACAGGATGTCCGCCACGACGCCCGAAAATACCGATCGCAGCCCGTAGAAACCCGCCTGCAGGACCTGCACCACATCAGCCACACCGCCCACGGCCGTCGTGACCCAGTCCATCGCCTGCGCCACATACGACGACGTCTTGGTACCCGTGCTCATCCAGTTGATAAACTGATCGGTAACCGCTGTGATGTAGGGAGCAAGCTCAACCGCGATCGAGTTTCCGACACCCTGGATGCTCGCCCCGATTTGCGTGAACGCCACGTCCGCCTCAGCCAGCTTCGCCGTGTCGACGTCGCTCATCGCAACCCCCAGCGCCGAGGCCTGGTCACCGAGCTTTTGCAACCCCGCCGACCCCTGCTGCGCCAGGTTGATCATTCCCTGCCCCGATTTCCCAAACAAATCCATGGCGACCTTGGAGCGCTCCATGGGATTCGGGATCTCCCGCAGCACACCGAGCAGCAGCTTGAAGGATTTCTCCGGCCCGGCCGCAACCAGGCCCTGCGCCGAGATCCCGAACCGCTTCAAAGCCTCAGCCGCCGGCCCCTCCCCACTGATCGCGACCTCAGCCAATCGCTCATTCATCTTCTCGATCGAGTGCGCGAACGTCTCCGAATCGACGTGGGCCGTGCCCGCGGCATACGAGAGCTTCTGGAATGCCTCCGACGATATCCCCAATCGATCGGCCAGGACCTTCGTCTCGGCCGCGCCCGTGATACTCGACTTGACCCAATCACCGAGGCCCCTCGCGGCAAAGCCGGCCCCGATCGCGCCCGCCAGGCCAAGCAACTGGCTCTTCAGATCCTGCACCATCGAGACTGCGGCGCGCGCACCTTTGGACAACCCCGAGGTGTCGGTCGCCATCCCGATTTTTACCCATCCGATGGTGGCCATGGAGTTTTGCTGGAGTACCGCCTTTAGGCGGAAAGGACCGGCTGAAGCCGGGACTCCAACTTTTCAATCCCGCTCCCGCTCCGCCTTCAAACGCTGCGCCGTCGTGATCCCCTCGAAGATCGCCCGCCCCGCATCACCCGACATGATCCGCACCGGCTTGCCCCTGGGAATGAAATCCTCCGGCTTGATGCGCCCCGCGTCCTTGCCCAGCATCCTCACCAGCACTGTGCAAATCGTCCCGCCGATGAGCCATGCATCCGGGATCAAATCGAGTTTGTCATAGGCCAGCCACCGCGAAAGCTCTTCGGAATCCATCCCACTCCGAAGCTCCCGGACCGTTCGCCCCAGAGCGAGAGCCAGCTTGTGCTCAAACCGAAGGAGCGGATTCTCTACGAGTTTTTTTTTAGCTCATCGATGTCCGCGCGACTCATCTTGTTGTGCTTGGTCGCCGCCGCGAAAACCCGATCCAGCGCCCGGCCCGACTTCTTGCTCACCGCCGGAATGTCTGCCGCGCTGAACAGCGCCTCGCCGTTCTCATCGCACAACACGGCCACCGCCAGCCGCGCCCGCACGTCCTTGTCCGGCGAGGCGACAATCGACGACTCCCACGCATCCCGCTCGCCGGCCGACATCATGCGGACGTAGACGCGCCCACCCCACTCCGGGACCTCCACCGCCAAGCGCGGCAGATCCTCGACCGCCAGGATCGCCGTCCGATCCAACGCCCTGCTCATGTCCACGTCACGATCCCCGTAATTTTGATCTCGATGTCCGCCTCGAGGTTATCTTCCGAATTCATCCCTTTCGGGGCGAATTTCGTCAGCAATGCCGAAAATGCCGCCTTATCCGTGCCACCCACCGTGTTGAAGAGAACGTTCCACACCACGGCCGGCTGCGGCCACGTGTTAATCGCCGTCGTGAGAAACTGATGAGTAGTGTCCGCCGGATCATATTGGATCGACGCCGACACCGTCCCCATGTCCGGAAGTTGCGCGCGGAACGTCTTGACTGTCGAGCCGAGATTGGTCGTTTCCTTCGTACCCTGCGTCGCCTCCGGCCCCTCGACCTCGAGCACCTGCGCGATCGCCGTCAACGAGGCCGAAATCGTCGCTTTGAGAACTGTCCCTTGCCCTACATTGATCGCCATTGTTTACCCCTCACACGTTCGTCTGAGTGACCGATGTCGGCACCGGGACCCGATGCTTGATCCGGTATTTGAGGATGACGTTGTAAATCCAGTTGTCCGAGCCGTCAGGCGGAGCCGTCGTGTCGTCGTCTTCGTCTTCGTAGTAGTTCGTCAGAATCGGAACGGTGAACTGATTCCCCCGAAAACCGTCGAAGTAGTTCCGCACCACTTCCGCAATCGCGATCGAGCTCGACTCAGACAGCGAAAGCGCGCTGATCTCCACCATCGCCTTCGAAGTACCATCGGCCCCCGCCAGATTGCGGCCCCATTCCCGCTCCGTCACCTTCACCGTGACGCACGGATATTGACTCATCTGAGACGGATCTTCGAAGTAGATTCGCGTCCCCACCAGCGCCGTCAGCGACGCGATCGAGTTGAGCCAAGCGACCACCGCCTCCCGAAGTGTCAACTGCCTAGCACCCGGGACAGGCGCCACCTGGACATCAAATACCCGCCCAGCACGAAGCCGGCTCGCCCGCACAGCCGCGACAAAACGCAACAGCGGAGGAGGAGGCACCGCCCCCGGTGGCTTCGTAAGTTGCTCGGGAGCGACCCTCGCACGACTCGGCCGCCTAAACGGCACAACCGGCTTGACGCTGAGGTGACCGCCCTCACCCCCGGCAGCCCGCCGCGGAGAGAAGACCGACGCTCGCCCAGCCCGGCGCCGCTGGATCGCCACCGCGGCCACGCCGACGACGGGTTTGCCCGCTGGCGGAACTGCGTCAAACTCGATCGCACGACGACGTCTACGCTCCGATTCCACTGATCGAAAGCACCATCACGCCCAGCGTGAGGACGACTACTCGTTAATGCGGAGCCAGCCCGAGTAATTCGTCGTGACTTGGGGCGTGAATTGCAGCACGAAGAACCCGCCACCCTTGATGAAAATTTCATCGCCCTGCGGGAAATACTCGGTGAGACCCAGTTGCGGATTCACCTCCCGGCTATCAAATGCCACGATTCCCGACGGAGCCCCGGAAGGTTGCGTTCCCCATGTGCTCTGGAACGTCTCCGTGCATTCCGGCTCCAAAGGCAATGGAGTGACCGTCGTCGCGCCACTACCCGCCGACGTGGCCTTGGCAAATTGCAGCAAGCCAGGGGTCGCCGCGGCGTTGTACGCACCGAAGATCCCGAACCCCGTAACGGCGATGCGCTGTTGAGCCGGCGCACTCCCCACCAAAATGTTGTACGTCGTGCCCGAAGTCAGACTCACCTGGGCAAAATTGCAAAACCCGCGCAGATTCATTGAGACGCCCCCGAGCTCGGGACTTAAAGCCAGTGAATTGAGAAAGAGCGACCTGGAACGCCATCCGCTGTCCGCAACACCGCGCTCACAGAGCGGCAATCAGCCCCACGATGAACTGGCAGATTTCCACCGGATGTTGCTCGTAATACCAGACCCGCTCCCGGCACTTCGACCGCGGATAGTGATCGGCGTGCGAGTCATAGGCCGCGCCCGCGTCGTA